ACTTTGGGTTCCACCAGTGCTACCACCCGCACCACCAGTAACAGAGCGAATAACCTTGTCTATAGCTCCACCTTGCTGCCCACCCCCTATAATTTTGTCTAGAAGATCCATTGAGCTGGATACTCCAGCAGCAGCATTGCCTTGAGCGTTTAGACCCGCGTTAGCGTAGTTCTCATAGAGTCCGGCAATTGACGGAGCGACTTGAGGGGCAAATTGAGAACCAGTGGCGTACTGAGCATTCTTCTGCCATTCCGGAAGATAATCCGTCAAGTACTTGAACATGATTTCTTGCTCACGTTCGGGAGCGTTGAAAAGATTTCCAGTCGTAGAATCTCTCGCCAACATCTGTTGCCTGTATTGATCCTGAATCTTTTGGTATTGCGGCATTGCGAACGGATCATTAAAGCTTTGGATATAGGAAGGAACAACTTGCTGGCGCAGAGGACCAAGGCCATAGGGGTCACCCCATGTCTTGATATCATTGATTGCGTTGCTGTAATCAGTCCGAACATCGTTCCAAGCTTCTTGTCCTGCAAGGCCACCATACGTATTCTGTATAGTGTCGAGTAGTGCCATTGAGTCGTTACCTCCATTTAATACTGACGTTCCACCTGAAGTAGTCCCACCACTGGTAGTGCCCCCAGAAGTAGTACCTCCAGACGAAGTCCCTCCGCTAGTTCCGCCTGACGCAGATCCAGCAGAATCCATAATATCGCTCCCTGTAGGAGCATTTATAGCATCTATTGTTTTGTCTACTGTACTGTAGACATCTTTGGCGTCCTTCAAAACATCCGTGAGACTAGATGTATCAGTAGACGTAGGAACATCGTAACCTACGTTAGACGCTCCCTCTGTAGCATCTACTAACGAACTAGCGAGTGTGTTATCTAAAGCACCATACGTGGTCTCAAATCCAGTGAGACCTCCCGTAGTACTCAGCTCATAATCGTGGTAGTGTCGAAGCCAATAGACGCCATCGAACTTGCGATAGTGGCTGCGTCAAACCCACCAGCAGCCATCATTCCAGCAAAGTCAGATGCAGCAACTTCAAGACCAACTCCAGAGGCCCCGAGACCAGCACCAGCAAGCATTGGTCCTAGGAGAGCGGCTCCGCCAAACATTGCCATAGCCAACGCACCGAACTTCATGAAGTCGCCTTTAGTAGCGGCAGACTCCATTTGGCGTTGGATACTTTCTCCTTGGAGATATGCCTGATCGAATGCTTGTAGATATTGATCTGCGTAAGGACCGGTAATTCCGGCGGCTTGGAATATTTGATCTATACTATTAGGACCAACGTAGATTCTATCGGTACTTCCAGGTTGTATTCCGTATGAATACAGACCATTCCCCATTGAGGATTGAGGATCAAAGTTCTGACCGGAAGAAAGTTGAGAAGAGATCCAATCATTAATCTTTGTTCCCCATTGCTGGTTCAAGATATCAATTGTACTTTGGGGAAGACCCATTCCAGCGTCAATTTGTGTCCAACCAGGGGTAATCTTTCCAAAATCAAATTCTGGCACTAAGATCTGGTGTGGATCTCCAGTATATGCTGATGAAGTAGATGTTCCTAAATATCCACTTGGAAGGAGTTCTCCCACGTATTGATTATTATTATAGTATCCTGCTCCATTCCACCAACTAGCGGGATTAGACCTAAAACCATAATAGTTTAACAGTTGAGCGTTGCCAGCAGCACTGTTATAAAGTTGTTGTTGGTAAGGGGACCAGTCATTGTAATAATTAGTTACATATTGACCTTGATCGTTATAGGAGTTTAATGCCCACTCCATAGGCATCTGGGATATATACTGCCAAGAAGGATCGACAGTTGTCCCATAAGGAAGATATGCCATTACTTAATAGCTCCAGCGGTGGTGAAACAGACCCAACCAGTGTTAGTATTGTAAATAGCTGACTCCAGGGTAGCCAGTGTAACTTTATAGAGTGTGCGAGGGGTTGCGCCGTCGTACAATTCAATCTGGACAGTAGCACTAGAAGTATCTAGATTTACAATAGAGATTTCATCAATCAGCCGAACGACGCCAGCGCGAGGGGCGTCAAGAATAGTTTTCACAGAAGTACCTGTCGTCTCACTTAATTGACTTCCATACCCTTCTCTAGCGTCTTCAGCTCGCAAATCTCGATAGAATACAGCTACGTCAGGTTGATCCGTAGAGGGAGTTCCTCCCAGAGTTGCTGCTAATGTCTGGGTTGTAGAGTTTAGAATAATCATTTGGATGCCAATTCATATCCAATCTTAGCGCTGCGGAACATCACAGGTTCTCCAACTTCTGCTGGTACATCCGTGTAATCATACGAGAAAAGTTCAATAGCGAAGCGAGTATTTCTGGATGAACCTAGCGCACGAAGTCGTTCAATAGATCCAATATCTATTCCCGATTTCATAGTCGTCCAAGTACTGTTCCCAAGATCTGGTTCCACGTAGTACAATAGATTCATATAGGCAACAGGAGTTTGTGCTCTCGTTCCTCTACGAACAAAATCTATATCCATATATCTATAAAATTTTCTATGGTTAGTTCCCATGTCTGTCGCATCAAAGGTAATAAAAGAAGAAACAGGAGCAGACCGCGTAGAGACATAGTTTGTATCTATAGCATTTTCGCTAGAAAGACTATCGAAAGCGTAGAGAGATGCGTCAAAGATAAACTTACCAAACACTCTAGTAGATACTCCTGCTACGTTAAACGTTTCACTAGAGATGTAAGCATCAATAACAGGGAAACCGTATCCATTGCCTCCATCAGAGTATACATAAGGAGCATTTCCTAATCCTAAAGTAGTGGGTGGATCAGCACAATTCCAAAAATATCCAATTCCGTTTTCAATGTCATGAACATACGCCGAGTATCCTTGAACATTACTTAGCGCAGCAGCAGCAGTTTCAAGACTATTACTTACGAGAAGAGTTTTTCCACCAAAAACTATAGGAATTAAGTTATACGTTGTATCCGCAACTACAGAGTTTGTCAATGAGTCTAGATAGGACGAGATAATCCCCGGAGTTAACCTTTTAACTCCTTCTTTAGTTATAGAAAATAGAGCTAGATATGGGTCTCCCTGTTCCCAACCTGCAAAATATCCTGTGTTATTAAGTTGAGTGATAGCAGGCCAACCCAGTACCCAGGTTGGCTTAAACAATTCTGTAACCCTAGCAAGAGGGGAGTTAGGACTTGAGATACCTGCGTTCTTGAAGAACTCTATTCCTCTACGAGTATATGCTACCAGATAGTTGTCAATGGTAGTTACTCCTAGAGCTTGCGCACCAGATTGTTCACAACGTATAAAAGTAGTAGCTTGCCATGTCGTAGGATCACCCACAGCACAGTTGTAGATATCACCAGTTCCTGCTTTAACTACAAAAACATAACCGTCAAGTGCCGCAGCCATAGGCTCATGGGTTGGGAAATCCGAGTCTGTGATCTGAGAGATCGTGTTCGATGAGCTAACAATCCATGCTTCGGCTCCAGTGAACAGGATCAAAGACTGAGTGTTATTGATAGGATTGTTATACTCTAGGAAAAATACTTTTCTCTCCGAGATAGCTCCCAAAGTTTGGAGACTAGTAAAAGCTCCGGCAATTCCCGCAGTTTTATACTGTAACTTATAGTTCGCTCCATCCCACGTCACTACATATTCTTTGTTAGTAACATACCAGTAGTGTCCACCAAAACTACGATAAGTAATTGTGGAACTGGAGTCCAAAGAACCATACCGATACCTTGGACGTTGACGAAGAACCAACTTATCGGAGGATTTATATGCCATCACGTTAACCAACCATCTGTCCGTGTAAGGTTTGTCGGCTGCATAATACATATACCCAGTCGATTCAAAACCTGGAGCTTTCCACTCAAGTTCTGCTTCTTGAATAGGATTTACTTGTTGTTGCTTTGCCATTACCGGGTCTCCGGGCTAACCGTTACAGAAGTACCTTCCGTAGAACCTTCCTCAGCCAGATCCTTCCATCCTTTAGCTTCTTCTTTAAGAACATACCTCTCTTGGAGAGGAACAGAATATTCTGAACACAGATCGACAGCGAGTTGATAGATAACCGCATTGTACCAATGTTGAGGAAAGGCTAGCGTATCAGATGCCGCGTCCATATCATCAAAAGGATATTGACACTTTAACTCAAGGTAGGTGGCGCCATCCTGAAAACGAGGCCATATAGTAAGTTGACCGTTAGTCAGGTAAGGCTGATAGTTAATCTCTACAATTTCTCCTTCGCTCGTGAGATTTCCGAGCGAACGGATAACCGATTCGGATTTGATTTGGATCGGACGACGTGCTTGGCTAACTGCGTCAATCCACCATGCATCAACAATGCGCTCGGGTCTCGCCGGGAGCGCGGTATAGAAGTAGACTCGGTTCCCGGATGAAGCCGCAGAAGATAGTCCGGATGCAATAACAAGGGTTGTGGTTGCCCCTCCTGAACTGATTGTGGTCCAATCAATTGTTCCGTCATCAAGTTCAATTCCGATAACGTCACTGTTCGCTGTCGTTCCGACCACGTCGATTGCGGTTGTGGTACTGACGGACAAAGAGGTGCCGGCGGCGGCAACGTCGGCTGTGAGTTTCGTAAGACCGAGTTCAAGGGAAGCTTTTCCTCCACTTGGTCCCAAGAGGATCGTGTTGGTATTGGCAATGGGATATACATAGAGAAGCTTCATATACCAAATAGGCATACCAGTAGAAGACCAAGCCTTCAACAGATTGTTAAGGGCAGTGGCTCCATTGGTAAGTTGGTTAGTATTCGCGGATTGGCCCTCTGCCAAAACTCCGTTTTTGCGAAGCGCGGCCTCAATGAGGTTTGTCCGCGACATGCTGTGGTCAAAACTGCCAGAGACTGCCATTAGTCTAGCTCCATAGTAAAGGTGCCGCTAGGTACGGTAGACCCGTTGTCGGCAAAAGTAACATCCGTAAATAGATCCGCAGGTTCGGGACGAGACCAGGGAACTGGCTTCTCTCCACCACGATAGTTATACAGGTCACTCATGTGACGCTGTTCTAAATCTTTCTCACACACACGTTGTCCATCCCAACGAAGTTTCAGTTGAGAGGCTTTATATTTTTCTCCGCAGACAGCACAATACGCGTTCCAGTCTCCTAGAACGAGATGGTCGTTGTTACCTTTTTGTAGAATGCCTGCCATTAGTAATCCTTAGAAGTACGCGATGTTGATGTTACCGGCGTCGAAGTTGTCAGAGCTGCCAGAAATCCGAACACGGTCCAGCGTGCCACTCAGGGCTTTAACCCCTGAACCGTTTAATCCGTAGACAGCAGTCCCGCTATATCCTTGTGAAAGATGAACGCAGTTCCAAAGATTCGTAGCAGGGTCCATCAAGATCAAGATAGAGGTCATGTTCACTAAGTTGTCGGCATTCCCCATAGTGCCTGACGCAAAACCGGTTGTTATTGTGCCAACGCTCCATGTAGTTGTGGACGCGCCGTAGTGGTAGGCGTCCGTGTATCCGGTTGCCTCTATGCCACCACTATCCCCAATTTGAATGAGAGGCGTACTAGCGCCTGATAGACCTACCCTGTCACACGATATGATTATCATAGTCGTGCCAGCAGGAATGCCGGTAAAATCTATATCCGTTCCGCTCGTTGACGCTTGCATCGTCCCGAGTTTCGTCATCATGTCGCCTTGCGGCTTAGTCAGTGCCATGACTTAGATCCTGTCGAGGATAGTGGGATCAGCTTCGATCTTGTCCATCAGGCGCTTCATAAGCGCATCACGGACAGCTTTCTTGGTTTCTGCTCGTTTACGTAGCACGTACTCGTTACGAGACTTAATCTTGTTAACATGACGCTCACGGTACTCTTCTAATGTGAGTTCGATGTACTTGACTTCGCCCGTGCTGACGTTCACTTGCTTACGGTAGCGGACCTTCGTCGGATCAGGGTCCGGTTGCCACACAGCCATTTCTTCAGGCGTAGGTACCGGCACGATCTCGGTAGGCTCGTTCCAAGGTTGCCGTCCTGTGGAGTCAGCAAGTGCTACTTCTTCTTTGGTGAGGATTCTGCTCATGTGTTGGTCCTTATAGTTCTGCGGAAAACGTAGCAAAAAAGATGTTACATGTTCCGGCTGCACTTCCGGCGGCCGACGTATAGGACATGTACCATCCTCTTCCACCGATTACCCCGGTCGTGGGAGGCGCTCCGCCCGCGAATGCGCCAACCGCACTATTCCATCCGTAGTTTCCCGCCGAATACGTGTACAACGTAACCGTAGGAGCGGCTCGCATCTCCATCTCAAGGGTGGTACCCTGTAGTTGGGCTGTAGAAGCACCGCCTGATTGGTTAACGTACCATCCGTTAGCTGTACTGGCGTGGTTTTGCGTAGGGGTGGTGGCGTATGGAAACGTCTTTTGAAAATACCGCTTGCACCGCAGAAGTTCCGTCGCAAAGTCCACTACTTCAAAGTCAGTCGCAGCGTCGCCAACCTCAAGTTGCACGAGGGCTAGTCGGAAGTCGTTGGACGCACTGTCGAGTCCGTTAACCTGATTGGATGTGCTGTGATAGTTCCCGGTTTGCCAAGCGTCAGCCGTGGTTTGAAAGGTAGAACCATCAGCGATACAAAACCCTACATATGTTCCAATCCCGGTTGTATAGTCCCACGTACCCGCGCTAGGAGACGCAGGAATATTGATAGTTTTCTTTTCCCACGTATCCGTGGCGTCAACCGTGTATTCAGAAACGTATGCACGATCTGCACCGCTGTTCAATAGGAAGGTACAATACGTACCGGTCTTCGTGGCCTTGACCCAAAAAGAGAGAGTAAGGTCGCGCTGCGCGAATTGCCGCCAGTTGTAGCCTTCCACTTTTTGCCATAAAATCGAATACTGTCCGGCTGCAATGGAAGCATCCGCAGTCGTGCAATCGATATGGACAGAATAGTTAGTGAGAATACCTGCCTGTGCGAGTGTAGGCACATCGGAAGAACGTTGCATCGTTACAACGCCATCATTGTTCGTCGATAGTTCCCAACGATCCGCTCCATACGTATTGACCGCGCCAGTTAATCCTGTAAAGCTAGTGCCGCGCTGCCAAATGTCGAACGCGCCATTGATGATCGCGTTCTTGCCATAGCTCCATGTTCCGGGCGACAGTTGCGCTGAGGTGATTGAGCCAGTTGACGCGTTGAATGTAGGTGTGAATGCTGAGTTGCTCATATTATTTGTACGCTATGTTGATAGTGCCAGCATCGAATGAGTTACCGGCCAATCCGAGTAGACGAAGTTGGGTTAGCTCCCCACTAAGAGCAACCGTTCCTGAACTGGTCCATAGGTAATCAACGGTTCCCTCACAACTAGATGACGCAATCATCGACCATGTATTAGAATCAAGATGTGTGAAGACTGCCATTCCGCTAATAGTTGCGGCAGCGGTGTCCATCGTCGAAACATGGAATAAATCGGTACGATTGGTCATTGAAGCGGTGCCCGATGACGATACATATCCGCCTGCTGCTAAGTACCCACTAGAGGCAAAACCTCCTGATGTACCTAAACGAATTGAGAGGTTCTCAGCAGCGTCAAAAGATACTCCGGTCCACATAACACGAATCTCTTTCGTACCTGACGGAATACCGGTAAAGTCTATAGAAGTCCCACTCGTGCTAGACTGCGGTGTAGCGTGTGTAAGAGTTGCGCCAGCGTCTGTCGCACTAGCGGTGCCGATGCTCACCGAGCCAATGGTGATAGCTTCAATGTTACTTGTTCCAGAAGGCGGAGCTGTACTGAACGTCAGGGTAGTCCCGCTAACGCTATAGGTATCCGTCTGCTGACGCACACCACTGACAAATACTAGGACATTGTTCTCACTGACGGGGGTTGCACTGAGGGTGAAACCAGTCGTACTTCCATCTCCAGAGAAGATGTCCTGAGCAAACGTACTTGTAGCATTACCAACAGTCGAACCACGCCAGTTAAAGAAGATCCCCGAAGTCGTGCTGTTGGCAATTAACAGAGGCTTACTAATCTGTCCAACCGTAGTCGGTTCAGTGGAAGTTAGGGCACCTGCCGTTGATGGGTCCAGGAAGTAGACAGTACCTGCGGTTAGACCACTGAGGCCCGTGATACTTCCAACAACTAGAAGTACGAAGTTGTTTGAATCAGTAACAGTCTTGACGATACCAGCAACTTCCGCCGTGCTAGCAGCACTGGCAACAGCCTTCGCATACTGAGAACCAGTATAGTAAAGTACATCACCAACTGAGAATCCATGAGTGCTTTGGGCTACGTCAACGGTACCTCCAGACGAGTTGGCCCAAGAGATGACGCCTGCTCCATCTGTGACCATGACTTGGTTTGCAGCACCATCTGCCGCCGGAAACTTAAAAGCCTCATTAAACGTAACAGTTCCGTCAGCAGCAGCACGAAGACGAACACTAGGAGCCTCTGACCCATCGGCTGAGGTCGCCACCAGAAACTCTGTTGGCATATCCCCTGCCCCTGGAGTACCGTCTACAAAAAACCCTGCGTAGCCACCTAGAGCATAATCTGCTCCATCATATCCAGCAGCAACTATCCATCCAAGGTTATCTCCATCGGAAACTACCGCATGACTAGATCCCGTAGAGTGGGACCTAGACGTAAGGATAGTTGGACCAACGGTAGTAGAGTGGTTGTGGACATGAAATGTTGCTAGAGAGTCGTCATTGATATCGCTAGCCTTCAGGTGGGCATTGTAAGTAACTCCACCGATAGTTATTCCAGTTGACTCAGTTCCAGGTTCTCCTGCGATTAGTTTATAACTGGTGATGATATTAGTACCAGCGTTCCAGTCGGCACTTAGTGCCCTAGTACCGTCAGCCAGTAGGTATTGAGTATGGTCATCGTCAGTAAGACCATCCATCCCACCGTGGTCATGCTTGTGGAGAGTAGTAGCTCCCGCATCAGTAAGATCGGTCCAGTTCGTAGCAAAGGTTGCCCGATTAGTGGCATCTGAGGCCAGCAAGTAGAGGGAGTGGTCGTCGTCAGACAACCCTGCCAAAGTGCCGTGATCTAGCGTAGCATTGATGTCAGTGATAATCTGAGACGAAGCAACGTCTACCCACGCAGAACCATTGTATCGAATATAATCCCCAGAATCGGCAGAGGTAATGGTTACATCACCAATGTCGTCCAGGTTCGCAACCACCGTTCCGACAGCTTGAAACGTGGCAAGGGTGCCATCACCTGTTGAAGTAAGAATCTGTCCCGTGGTAGAACCAGACCCATAGGTGACGGCGTCTACATCGTTCAGCCAGGAAGAGTAGATCTTAGTTACGCCATCAGAGTAGTCAGTAGAGGCCATTAATCCAGTTCCATGGTAAACGTGCCAGAAGGAATCGAACCTTGACCTGTGCCTGCAATAGCACAACCGGCTACCGCAAGACCAGCGATAGCGCCGGAATACAGACAGCCATCACCAAGGTCATTGTAGTTGAATGTCCAGGAAGGTGCTCCTTCTGGACGAGGAATTTTTTGAAAGTCTAGTGAGTGTCGAGTCTCAAAGTCGTGATGGCACACCATCGCGCCATCCCACCGACGTTTGAGTTCCTCAGAACGATAGCGTTCCCCACATACGTCGCAGATAGACGCATGTGATCCCCATCTAAACTTTTTCACTTATCTGCTTTCTTGTCGAGCTTGTCTAGGATCTTATCAAGTTTCTGGTTAATGGTTCGCTGAACCTCCTGATGATCGTCCTTAGTGACATAGATCTCAGCATCACGTTGAGCGTGCTCATACAAGTTTTTTTGTGTTTGTTCAGTTTTTGTCCACAGCATTTTGATAATCCAGAATTGAACCGACGCAGCGGCGGTTAGTCCAATAATTGCTAAATGTTGCCAATCCATGTCAACCACCTTACGCCGGTAGGATTGTGAATCCCATGTCCCAAGTATCGAGAGCTGCCCACGTACCGTCAGTCCTAGAGAGATTGCCGCCGTGAGCGCCTGCATTGTTTGCATACAAGAATACTCCGCTGGCAGCGGCAGACCTCAGCACTAGACAATAGTTCGTAGCGGCAGTGAGAGTAATCTGTTGAGCACCAGTGAAAGTAAACTTGTAGTTAGCTGCTTCTAGAAGAAGAGAACCGTCGATAATGTCACTGGTAGCCAAAGCTGCTCCGGTAGGAACGCTAGACGTACCAAAGACACCTGAATGAGCGTAGATCTCTAGATAGCAGTTGCCAGCACTTTGAGCAGCTATCTTAACGATAGCCGCCCCAATGTTAGAACCATCTCCTGTAAAGGACTGAGCATACGCCGTGAAGGTCAGTCCATCCCCATAGGATAGGGTTTGATCTGATCCGACAAACGTATAGTTGTCGATGGCGGTGAGAGCTGTCCCACCACCCCTAGTCAGGATTGGTCTGAAAGGAGTAATGAGGGCCATATCAAATGTAGTAGATATAGCAAACGCAGTTAGTTACATCCACGGACACTGAGGTGTACGCCTTGATCGGGTACGGGAGCATCACTCCAAAGACACCTTCATAGTTGGTGGCATCGGCAGTATTGGCTTCAGCATAGATCATGTGGTTACCGGTCGCAACAGCAGCAGAGGTAGCAACGTCACCAATAGCCACGGACGCAGCCGAGGTCAGAGTGGTGGTGTTAGCAACTACGCCAAGGACCAGCGTGCCTTTCGGCAGTGTGGCATCAGCATCCGCGCTGATGTACTTAACTTTGACAATTGCGTTAAGCATTGTTTAAGATTAATCCCTAGATCGACATAGGTTTCAAACCCATGTTCTTTGGCTAGGTTAATAAAGGAGAGGTCCTCGCCCATATGTCGGGTACCCTCCGGATACGTAATCTGCCAGTAGGTGCTGGCAACAGGTTCATCTGTCTTGTCCTCGTCTAGTGGTCCAAGTCGGAAAGTACCGACATGAGGCTTAAGAGCCTCGAAGACCGAACGGTCAATACACATGAATCCTGCACCGACTCCCTTGACCCGCATGATCTGACCATCGTCCACTTTGGGAGGATTGGAGTCAGGCCAGCAGAAGAAGCCAGCTTGGTGCAAGTTCTTAGCTGGATACCCTGCCGCAATGATAGGGTACTTCAGGCTAAGGATCATGAGACGAATCAGATCGTACTCATGGAAGATGATATCTGAGTCTAGGGTAATCATCTTCTGGAAGTGACTATTCATGAACTCGTGGGTCATTTGGTTACGAGCCTTATCGACCAACGAACAGTACTTAGAATAGGTGCATCCCGTCTTTACCCCGTTAGGAGCAAGTATAGAAGTCGCTCTTGCTAAAGATACTGCAGCATCAACAGGTACGGTGCCATCATATGTGGGCCAGCCAATAAGCCATGAGGATTCGCGCAGTTTGTCTATCATACCGCTCCTTAGAATTAGGTGGGGGGCTTAAGGTGCCCCCCGAAACCTTTATTACGCAGTTACATAGTACTTGGTACCGTCGCAGATAACATCAACCCGGTCCCCAAAAAGGGAAGTCGGAGTTGCTTGGTCATCAAACGTCAGTGTGGTTCCGCCGTTCACAGCAATGTCAGTCGCGTCCGCACTGAAGATTGCACCCTCAAGAATCGCCGAGGGAGCAACAATCGTATGGGCCGTGGTAGACATAGCCGTTTCTGTCGCCAGAATGAACGTGAAACGCAGACCAGCCGCTGCCGCAGGCAACGTCGAAGCAAAACCATCTGAACCGCCCAGGAAGAAGGTCTTCCCAGATTCAGTGGCCGCAATGACGTTCGCGGCAGTTACCGTCTCGACGTTAGCCGAGTGATCGCACGCGTTGTTGATTTCCGTACCGGTCGCCGTGATAGTCGTCGCGTCCGGGCCATCTTTCAGGACACCGTACGTCAGAACACCAGCAGCAGGCCAAGTATAGTCATCACCAGCATCCAGAACCACCGCTTTGCTCGCCGCGCCTGTTCCCAGGGTGGCGATGTCGAGGTAGTTCAACTCAGTTGCCGTAGCAGTCAGACCCGAGAGATCGACTCCCGCGTCAAGCACCGTAGTACCGTCGATTTTGAGCGTACCCGTACCGGAGGTATCTACGAACTCTAGCGAAGCCGCACCAGGACCTGTAATTTTCCAAACGGAAGCCATAATCTAGTCTCCTTTTGGATTAAGCGCCAGCGGACGAGTAAAGCCCCCGAGGATCGGTCCAGCCAAATACATAGCGGCTCGACGCTTTGAACTTGGCGTTCTCAGTGTCGAAGTCGTTGTCCATGTCGAAGCTGTCACCACGACGCTCGAAATACTTCATGCCATCCGGCGCGTTGGTGCGCAGAAACCATGCAGTCGTCGAGGTCAGGTAGTGGTTGACCGAGAAATCCAGCGGCATGCCGCCGAAGTTCCGGAGCGCGCTGATATCGTTGTTAGCGGTAGCAACACGGTTCGGGGACTTAAGGATGCGCGTCGCCTCAAACGCAAGGGCGGTCGGCAGGATCAGCTTGGTCGGTTTGACAGCGATCTTGAGACCACGGTCATTCGTCCAAGCAGCCATGTCAATCCACGCTTGCTCAAGAGACGCTTCCGAAAGCGCCGCGTTGGTGCTGGAACGGTTGCTCCAGGTCCCGCCAGCCACGTTGACGTGGGCAGTCGAGCTGAGAACAACGCCGTCGCCGCCGGTGTAGCTGGCGTTCTGGTGACGGTTGTACACGTTCGCACCGTGCGTTTCTTTCGTTTGACGCATCGAGAAGGCAAGGCCCTTCGCACGCCGCTCACCAACCACGTTGTAGAGGTCATCTTCAAACGCTTCGCGCGTGACGATGAAACCTTTAGCCACAACAAAGTGGGTGTAGCGAGTCGTGAAGCCCTGTTGTTCCGCATCATACTGGATGGCTTGGCCTTCCGGTTTGATGGGGGCAAGGCCGTAAGAGCTGATGCCGACATCTTCCTCGTAAGCACGCTTCGAGGTATACTTCTCGAACAGGGCCGTATACTGCACCTCATGTTCGTTGTACGCTTTGCCGTACCACGCATTAACACCGGGCCAAAGGGCCTTAGCAAATGCGCCAGTTGTAACGATAGCCATTTGTTAGTCTCCTTAGACAGCCGCGCTAACACGCCCAGGGGCGTACGCATGATGGTTAATTTTGACAATACATTCCGCACCAATGAGGGTCGTGTCATTGTCCGGCGAGTCAACGAAGCCCATCAAGCGGAGCTGGTCGTTAACATCAGTACCGAATTCAGACGCGTCCAACTCCATCGTCGAGACACCAGTGGTGGTGTTCGGCGTGGTGTAGGTCGGATTGCCAAGCGAACCGATAAGGTCGGCAGAAACCGCGCCGTCCGCGTTCATGGTGAACAGGACATCGGGGTCATCGACAACCATAACGATACGATCTTTGGTCGTCGCGCTCGCAGAGCGGTAGCGACCTTCGATGTTGAGATTCGCCGGATTAGCTTCAAAACCAACAGCCACTCCAACAATCGCCTCGCTGGAGGCCGTAGCCGCCAGAACCGCTGCGTATTGCGGGTAGGTATCGGAATCTTCGCTATCCAGGACAACGAAGTCACCAATGCCAACAGCCGTAGTGTTTGCCGCCAACACGACATAGCGCCGCACTTGACCATTCCAAGGCGCACCACTCAGGTACGCGAAAGGTTTGGCACCGTACGCTGCATCTACGTTAGCCATATTAATCTCCTTAGAGAGTTAGTGTTTAGCGGCTTTGGGTTGTTTATTCTTTGTTGCGGATAATAACTTTTGCTTGACCGCCGTCAGATTCAACTTTCCCGTAACCGCTTTCGATAGGTTGTGCAACCTGTTCCTCGGTAGCGTCCGTCGCTGCGTCAATAGCAGCTTCGTCCTCTTTACGGAGTTCCAGGGGAATCCGCATAGCAACCAAGGTAATGCCGTCTCGCTGATGAAACACGCGAGCGCCCTTCCAACCGTTGATCTTAGTCGGGGTGTTGACCGTCACCGTAGTAGGGTCTACTAAACCCATATCCAAGACGATGTCGTAACCGCCTTGCATAAATTGTTCTACGTTGTACTCAGGCTGCCAAGTATAGTGATAGTTGGGGTCTTGGTCCGGGATCGCTAGGATGTTCCGGTGACCTACAACTGGAATACGGGCAGGACGGGTCTCTGTGTTAAGATGCTTGGTCTGGGCCATTATTTTACTCCTCTCATTTTCTTAATCTCGTCTATGTATTGTTTCTCCGTCATGACACCATCACGAGCCAGGGTCTTCATGACACTGACTTCTTCAGGTGACAAGTCTTTCTCTCCGAAAGTGGATCTATTACCGGGACGGCTCGGGGAGCTAGCCGAGGCGACCGGAGATGGGGCAGCACGTTTCCCACCAAAAGCAGACGGAAACTTATTCCGTACTTGAGATTCCACGTGGCCTAGGATCTGTTCGACGGTGGGCCTACGACCTGCAGCAAGCTGCGTGCGCGTAAACTCATGACCAACTCGGTCAGCGTATGCCGTCATCACATCGTCCTTCTGATACCAGTGGGCATTGCGTTCGTTAAACTCTTCCATCGCTGCGGGAACACCCGGTTCCACGGGAGCTGCATTAAGCTGCTGCATCTGTTGAGCAGCCTCGATGTTCTTGACCTGAATCTGGTCAATGATATCGTCAGCCTTAGCGACGTTGCCCTCTTCCACCGCAGCCCTGTGCTGGGCCTTCAGGTCTTCCATGGCCTTCTTGTAAGAAGCCTCATAGACAGCCTTGTGGTGTTTTTGGAGGGCCGACAAAGCGCCGGTAACCCTCTCGTACTTGCGGTTTACATCCGCAATCTTCTTAAAGAGTTGCCCACGCCGTTCAAATTCTGCGGCGCTTACGAAGTCATCTTCGTTACCATCAAACTGGTCCTTGGGCTTCCAGCCCTGGGCCATGGCACGTTTTTCGACTTCGCTATACTGAGGTTCGTTACCCGCCGGGGTCTCGATCCCAGGGGTCTCCACTACAGGATCTTGTCCTTCGTCTACAACTGTCTCCAGTTCATCAGCCATCTTTGGCCTCCTTGTGCTTGTGGACAATGTAGCCTTTGTCCGTCTTTTCTACAGTGTAACTAATACCTCTCTCTTTGATAATGCAGCGAACATCACCATCATTAAGAAGAATCAGTTCTTCTCTAGTGTCGGGGTCTTCAATGATACGACCACCGTATTTGGCGTAGGCCACTCGATCTCCCACTTTAGCCCAAGCACGTCCATCATCATATGATTGCCATGCGGTGGGACCAATTGCAATGAGGATTCCAGAATCCACGGCAGCGATTCCGTTACGACGGGATTCCTCAACAATGAGCTTTCTTCCATCACCAAGGTCAACATCTTTTTCATAGTCTGCCTTAATCAATAGCGTAAAGCCAGTAGGTTCAAGCATCCTCGTCCTCCGCGAGATCTTCTACAGCGTATGCTGCACGAAGCGCATTAATCGCTCCACTAATGAACGCAGCTTGCGTTGCGTCACTTCCTGCCAGAGCGACTAGCCGCTCCTTACCTTGCTCGATATCTAGTTCAAGCCTTGCCTTTTGCGCCTTTGTTACTGGACTGTCCAGCCACGCCAGCACGTCCTCCTTGCTGAGGTTTGGCATTCTGTGCCTCCTTTGCCATCTTCATCTTCGCCTGATGCTGCGCTTGACCATGTTCAAGTCCCATCGTGTGCTCTTGTTGGGACTGTTCCATGTTCATAGCGTGCTCTGCTTGACCCATCTGCATGTCAAGCTGCGATTTCTGCAGACTGACTTGCGTCTTAGCCTGCTCACTCTGCAACTTCATTCCGGCCTTCTGCATCTCTATCTGCAGCTTGGCCTGTTCGATCTGGAGCATAATTTGCGCTTTCTGGCGCTCAATCTCCAGTTCTTGCTGCTTCATCTGCAGTTCCATCTGCATTTCCTGCATCTTGAGCTGGTGCTCTTGTTGCATCATTTGCATCTCGAACTGCTGCTTCTGCTGCTCTGCTTTGGCCGCCTGTTGGACAGCCTGTTGTTTCGGATCAGGCTCCGGGGGAGCCATAAGTTCTGGGGTAAGCGGAATCTCCTCCAACTCCAGGATACGCGTCAAGGCTGCCTTCTTATTGACAGCGCCGAGCTGAATCAACTGCATGAGTTGTTGGCCCTTGGCCGACTTAGTAGCAGCAGACACCGCAGACGGATCTGCAGCCGGGATGATGTCATCCGGGTCTCCCGAGAAGTAATTGTTATCCTGTTCGTCCAGGATACGATTAATCTCGTCGTCTTTGGTGTAGATGCTATTCAGTCTGTAGAGCTTCCGGAACTCTTTAGCGAGGGCACGGAAGACCCGCTTGTAGATAGCTGTGAAGACCTTCTGTCCCTGTTCGACTGATTCCTTAGTAGTATAGGCCGGGGTGTTCTGGCCGGGCATTTTCCCGACCATGATTTCAGACACCGAAGAGAGTTCCTTCGAGATCCCGACGAGCATACCGAGCAGTTGATAAAGGACATTGGAAGGCTCCTTGTACTGATGCGGCAGGATACCTTTCCGCAGATCTTCAAGCGTAGCATTAACCTGTTTCCACTCACCAGGGATAAACCGCTGGTCACCGTTCTTCATCCGCAGACCCTTGGACATCCAACCACCTTGGAGGTTGTTGAGAGTGCCGGCATCCACGAGTTGGTTAAGGATGGTGTTTACGGCCTCGTTGATAGGACCAAGCAAAGCACCAAAACCAATATCGTAAAAACCACCGTCAGGGTTCGGGAAGAACGGGAACTTCGTGTAAAATTCGAGAGGCTCAATACGGACCAGTTTACCTTTTTCATTCGTTTTAATCCCGTCGCTAGCGTACCGCGCCGAGACGCGAAGCAAATCACCGGTCTGATGAAGAACCGTAATGACGACAGGTTCCGGATACCCGTCCCCGTCGATGTCATAGAAGGTATGTTGTTCGATTACCAGATATGGAGTATCAGGTCCACCTGTGTTCGGAGCACGAGTCTTCTGGTAGGGATCTTCCAGCCTGTCAGCATTCTGCACAGGATCAGGCCATTCCTGACCATCCTTGCAACAATCGAGATCAAGGAAGTACCCACCATTGATAAGCTCCATGAGCTGTCGTTTGGTGTAGAAATACTCTTGCGTCTTACGTTCGCAGGTCTCCAGGTCCTTGGCCCAGTAGTTCACTACTAGGTCTTTGGCAGGAACCATTTCCGACCGGAACTCGTCTCGCTGGTCGTCGAACCACGTTTTCTTGAACGCGCAACCGATAATCGGCAGCGTGGTCATCATGCGGTCCATTTCCTCTTCCCAGTTGACCATGTCGTCCATGACCTGCCAGGACATGTACTTACCAACGCATTCGGCTTTCTTGGCCTTCATGCCTTGGGGGTCAGCACCGATGACACGTTGCTTCACAACCTGCCGGTCAGAGGGGATAAGAGTCGGATATGCGCGAGCAGCAAACTGCATCGACGCGATAGAGAGGATCGGGAACTTGATGTTAGCCGCACCAACCCACGGGAAGTTCTTCGGTTCCACAACCTGTAGAGCAAGCTTCATCCAGTCATCGTACTGGGTCTCCCAGTCCTTACGGGACATCTTGTCCAGATCATAGCCATTCTTAGCGGCCTGGGCGCAATCCATGCGCTCTTGCTCGTCCAGATCCTCTGCCAGATTAATCTTCTGGAGAGCCTGTTCTAGAGCAGCGCGTTGCGGACTATACTGGTTCTCGTTCTGACGAGGTCCGGGAAGAGGGCCTGTAGGTTTGGGCATTCCTTGTTGGGCAGACATGCCAGGGGCAGGGGGTTGACCGCCTGCCATGGGGTTTTGTCCTGGCATGCCTTGTTGGGGAGCCATCGCAGGGCTAGAGGGGGGCATGCCGGGTACCTGGGGCGCTCCCATAGGACCCTGCGGTGGCATTGGCTGTTGCGGAGTGTACGGCATTATTTGCCCTTCTTGTGCTTGAAGTATTCGACTTGTTGCAAACGCTTCTTGGCAGCTTTTTTACTCAAGCCGCCTTTAGAGAGGTTCTTACCGCTCTCCGACTTGACCTTCCATCCGCTACCTGATTTCACAATCATTTCAATACCCCGTGTAAATTGATCTTCCTTGCTCCAGAAGTCCCGAAGCGGCATATTCCTCTTCGTAGGCTTCCTCTTCCATCTCCTTCACGGTGGGTGCTTCCACCAACTTGTCAACCATGAGACCCATCCACGCTAGAGCATCGACTTGGTCATCATGTTTATCCCGTGGGAAACGAACACATTCATCTTCAATGTCTTGGTACCAGTCAGCATTCTTGTCGAATTTGACTGCATTCGCACGAAGGCGGCCTTGAATACTACGCGCCCTCGTCAATTTGTCTTTATCTGGCTTCAGCCAGAAGAAATTAGGGAAAATTCCCTCTTGCCGCATCCGTTCTTGCAAAAACGGGTAGATCGATTTGCGAATTGCGCCTTCTTCAACACCAAACCACTCGGGTTGGTAAAATTTTTGCAGTTGAAGGATCAATTCTACGATCTCTTTACCGTCGATACGATCTCGAATCACGTTTTCGACGTGCAAAATGCCGTTTTCGTCCATTCCAGCGACCAATGCGACAGTATAGTCGGCTTGTTGATCCTCAGAAATCGCCAAATCCATCGTGATGTAGCGTTTCTTAGCTGTTTTGCGGTCCTCTTCCGTCATCGGAATGAAGTCTGACCGCCTAAAATACGAAAATGACTCGTCAAGAGGTACGTTTAGGTACTCTTGCGCGTAAACTTCCGGAACACCTTGGGCAATGTAACCCGCGCGAGTCTCTTCCAAGACCTCTTTAGGCTTCTTTTCCGGCCAAAGAAGACAAGAGAAATCTGGATTGTGTGCCCGGTAGCGAATTGAACGCCACGGCAGACGATACGGTGTCCACTCTTTGAGTTCTTCTCGGACCAATCGGTTGGCTTGGCGAACAGCCGCCAACTGACGATTCGGCATAAGGTTTTCCAAGAGCGAGTCCATATGCAAAATCGTGCCAACCACCCGAACGATTCCCCTATCTGAGAGACAGGGTAGCAAAGCTCCAGTGAACCATTGCTTAAATTTAGCGCGACGATCTTTGTTGAGAACAATTTCATCGTTTTCTAAGTCGTCGCAAACAACAATATCAGGACGATTATGGCCCCACTTAAGACCTCGGACTCGTTGCCCAGCGCCGCGTGCCACGACTCTAAATTGATAACCATCCTGGCATTCCACGATGATATCTGTTTCCGAATCTTTCCAAAGTTCAACATCACCGTCCTTTCCTCTCTTGAGGTGGAACATGTCTGCGATCAGATCGTTGTTGAGTAACTCCTGTTTTAGGTCTTGGAGAAACATAACTGCCTGACCTTCGGTGTCGCTTACAATGACTGCAAACTTGCGGTCCCGGAACAAGAGGGCCGCCAAAAGGTAGCTGTGTGTAATGGCCGTCGATTTTGCGAAGCCACGGGGAGCCGCAATG